CATTAATCTAGTCACCGCCGCACAAAATGAAGCCACTGCCAGCGGATCATTAAGTACAGGTTCAGGTTTGTCCGGTAATGCGTCCGCGCAAGCCGCCGCAAGCGCAACCATAACTGTACAGATTTTATTGCAAGCAGAAGCCCTAATCAACGCACTTGCAACCGGTGGCCTAACAGCCAACCCACAAGGCTTATCCGGTGATGCAACAGCACAAGCCACCGCCACCGGCGCAGTGATCAATCAAATATTAATGACCTCTGCACCAACAATGTCAGTCACGGCTAACGGGGCAATGACCACACAAATTACGCTACAAGCAGGCGCAGTATCGGCGGTCAATGTATCGGGTGGATTATTAGTTAGCGTAGGATTCAGCGCGGCAGCATTAGCTAGCGCCTTAGTTACGGGAGATTTAACAGCCGCGCAAGGGCTAAGCGGGTCAGCATTAGTCGAGGCATTAACAACGGCTACGCTCAGTACCGGAATTAGTTTGTCTGGTGGCTCGTTAGTTGAGGCGGTCGCGAGTGGTGCATTATTTGATTTAAGTGGATTTATTGATGGTGGTAGGGTATTTAAAGAGCGCCCGCGTAGCGCCACATTCCGGCAGGTAATTAATGAATATTGATACAGTCACAGGTTTAGAGTTACAGCTTAAGCGTCCTAGTGAATTTTATCCCTTTACCTTTGAGTTTAGTTCGCTAAAGGCGGGGGAAGTCATTGCTAGTATTGTCAGTATTACCCAAGTTAGGCGGGGGAGTGTCTTAGGCTCGGCTGATGTGTCGATCAGTGCTTTATCGCATGATAGTGGAATAAATGCTCAGGCATGGATTGCTGGGGGGTCGGGTGGTGAGCATTACTGCTTTACGTGTGAGGTTGTCACGTCAATAGGTGCAACGCGGACTTGTTCAGGTGTGCTTTGGGTTAAGGAAGCTTGTTGATGGCTAGTTTTATAGACGACTTCAATGCCGATTTTGATGCTGAGATCATGCAAGAATTAGGTGATAATGTGACCTTTATTCCGGCTTCTGGTGGGGGAGGGGTGGCGATTCAAGGCGAATTTGACGAAAAATTTTATCTAACCAATGCAGAGACAGGGGTTGAAACGGTCACGCCCGCGATTGAGTGTTTGGAGTCGGATGTGGTTAATGCACAAGGCGGCAATATTATTCGCAAGGGTAAAAGTTACACCATAAAAAGCGTTCAGCCTGATGGTACGGGCATGGCTTTGTTGATTTTAAAGAAGGCTTAATATGTCGGTCGAGATTCAATCCAGTGGCACATTGGCGGGTGTTTTTTCTAATCTGGAAGCGGCGGTACAGGCATCGACTGTGACCACTATTAATCGAATCACTCGAAACGCCAATACAGCCGCCGTTAGGCTGGTGGCGAAAGATGCAGGGGTTAAGCAGCAATCCATTAGAGGGAGCAAGAAAAAGAACCTAAAGGCGTTGCTCTCGGTAAGAAAGGCTACTAAAAACAAGCCCGTCGGGGCGGTTTATTCCACAGGTAAGCGAATGGGGTTAGGTCGTATGAGTGCTAAATGGGATAAGCGCAAAGCGGGGGCTTCTTTTATTAATAAGCGGGGCGTTAGAACCATTGTGCCGGGTGCATTTATCGTTAAACGCTTTGGGCAAAGCTTGGTTTTTAAGCGTATAAAAGGGGCGGCCAAGGTAAAGCCGCAAAAAGGACGCTATCATAATACTAATATTCTAAGGCAGCCTTTAGTTAAACTAAAAGGCCCATCCATCGCTAAAGTCTTTTCCCGTAAATACATTCAAAAAGAGATTAGCACATTAGTCAGGAATAATTGGTCGGTCGAGCTTAACCGAGCTATTGGCGTTCATCTAAGACGGAAATTTTAAGTATGCACCCAAGAACGGAAATACGAAATTATTTGGTTAACTTATTGCTCAATCATACCAGTGCTAAGGCGAATGTCTTTGGCACGTTGGTCGATGGATTAACCAACGAGCAAGTGCCAGGTATTGTGGTTAAAGCGCGTAAAGACATCGTGCGCCAAAGGCTAGGTGAAGAGCCGGTGCAATATCAGCGGACTTTGTTAGTTAAAATCGGCATTGCCACGTCGGGGGATGAAGATATTGCCAATAGTTTGTGTGATGAAGTGGAGTTGTTGCTGTTAAAGGATACTCGACTATTAGGGCTGGCAACGGATGTGCGGCTTATCGAAACAGATTTAGAACCAGACTCAACAGGTGAATTTACCTACTGGGACGGCATGATTTTAATTAATGTTGATTACATATCAACGCATTCATAGGAAAGACAATGGCAGAGTCAACACAGAAAGAAGAACTAGCAAAGCCTTATAAATTAATTCAGCCATTGCATTTTAGGGGAAAATTGATTGATCCTAAAGTAACTAAAGATGCGACTGTTCATCTTTATGATGATCAAGCGGAAAGCCTAAAGAAACAAGGTGTGATTGCTTAAATAGCACGGGTCGTAGTTCTTTAGCGCACCAAAATAGACGGGCGCAGGTATTTATTCTGCTTTTTATAAGGCAGGCTAAAGACCTGCGCCCCCTGTAAAAGTATTAAACACCACCTGCTATTGCAGGTTTTTTTATATCCAAAATATTTAACAATGGAGAATACAAATGGCTAACAAAGTATTAGGCGCAGGTAAGTTGTACTGGGAAGAGGAAGATGCAAACGGCGATTTGGCTGGTAGTGAGGTCTTATTAGCAGAAACGCCTAGCTTAACTCAAAGCATCACGACTGAGCGAGTCACGGATGATAATTCAGACGGGCCAATCGCAGAGCAGGATTTAGATATTGCTACCAAAGTAACTCGTTCATTGGCGTTCTCAACAAAAGATATTAGCGCTAAAATTTTGGCTATGTTTGTGTTGGGTAGCGAGGCCACCATTAGTCAGTCGGCAACCCCTGTGGTTGGTGAGGCGGTGGGGTTGGCTAAGCAAGGCGAGTACATGCAGATAGGTAAAACGCTTAACTTAACGGGTGTGCGTAACATTTCAGCCGTTGTTATTAAAGTGGGTGCGGCAACGCAGGTGTTAGGCACGGATTACACTTTAGATGCGGCTTTAGGGCGTATCTTTATCGTTGTAGGTGGTGGCATTAATGATGGTGATGCGGTTCTTGCTGACTTTACCCCAGCCGCTAATAATCGCCAACAAGTCACCACTGATCAGCTCGGCTCTAAGTCAGGTGCATTACGTTTTATTGCTGACAATACCGCTGGTGATAATAAGGATGCTTATATCCCCAAAGTGACATTATCACCTAACGGTGAAGTTAACTGGAAATCACGCGATACCGTGCAGGATTTAGCGTTTGATGGCAGTGTTGGGACTCGTGTGGTTGGCGGCGTGTCTTTAGCTCAGGTTTATATTGATGGGAGACCGGCATAATGTCGTTTGATTTAACTGAAGAAAGGCTCTTTAAAGCTACGGTTGGGATTAAAATCCCAACTGGGACTGATGCGTTTGATAATCAGGCAATCACTTGTGAATATAAAATCATCACTGAGCCAGAAATGGCGGCGCTGATTAAAGGCGGGGGTGATGAAGCGGTTTTAAAGACTATTTTAAAATCCGTTGATGGCTTTGTTGATGGTGATGGTGAGCCGATTTATTTGGATGATGGCTTGATTGATGCCATTGTTGCGCGTAGCTACTTAACTAATCCGATTATTAATACTTATTACAATCGGATTGCAGGTCATGAGCCAGCCTTAAAAAACGTCTAGGCGCTGCTGAACATTGGGCAAAGCAGTTAAAGTCTAAAGTTATTTTATCCCCGTTTGGGGTATGGCCTGAAAATGAAGAGAAAGTTGTTTTTTTTCTCTCCTTAAAGTCCCAATGGAGAGAATCATTAATCGGCTGGTGCTTAGATTATGCCGCTGTTCATGCGTGTATTAATGCGCAGTATCGCCACCGCCATGAGCGCAAAGCCGTGTTTGCAGATATTCAGTTAATGGAATCAGTGGTAAGGCGGGTGATGGGGGAGTGAATTTTCTTGTTCTATGGCATTTCGGTGTCGTAGGTTGGGTTTAAGGCACGCAGCCCAACGCATTAGCCGCCAGAAATCATAATGTTGGGTTACGTTTTCCGCACTTCGCTTAGAAAATCTAACCCAACCTACAGAACCTCTATTAAGCCCGCCATTGTGCGGTTTTTTTTTATGCCTAAAGGAAAGTCATGGCTGGAAATAACGAAACCTTCACCTACGGAATACAAATCACTGCCGATAGTTCGGGGGCGGTTAAAAGCTTTACAGCGGGCGGTAACTCTGCCGAAAAGTTTGCAGCATCCTTAGGTGAGCTGGATAAAAAGTCTGGTAAGTCAGGTAAGCAGTTTAAAAAAGCCAGTGGTGATGTTAATCGTCTACAGATTTCTTTACGAGAGGCTGCGGCTTCGGCGGCATTAGTTGAAGGTCCGTTGGGTGGGGTTGCAGGTCGGTTAAGTGCATTAAGCGCGGTGGCGGGGCGTAGTAATGTTGCTTTAGCAGGAATTGGGATTGGGATTGCGGGGGCGTCTTTTACTGCGCAAAAGTCTATCGGCACTTGGGCTGAGACAGAGCATCAAATGGCTCAGCTGGAATCTCAGCTAACTTTAACAGGTCATGCCGTTGGCTTTACCTCGGAGCAGTTAGATGAAATGGCACGGAATATTGCTTGGGATACCTTAGCGGATACCAAGGATATACGAGAAGCTATGGGGGTGATGTTAACATTCACATCCATTACCGGCGATGCTTTTGAAGGTGCGATTAAGGCCAGTAACAACTTGGCACAAATCATGGGCGGCTCGACCAAAGCGGCGGCTATCCAGTTAGGTAAAGCTTTGGAAGATCCGCGTGTTGGTTTGACGGCTTTGAGGCGTTCTGGGGTGAGTTTTACCACGGAGCAGCGGGCCTTGATTATCTCGCTGGTGGACACGGGCGAAAAAACCCAAGCAATGACTGAGGTGCTTAAAGTCCTTGATACACAGTTGCCTGATGCGTCGGATGGGGTGGGTCAGTTAAAAGGCAGTTTCGACTCGCTAGGGCAAAGCGTTACCGAGCTAATGGAGTCTATCGGTAAAAATTCCACGCTTGAGGGGTTTGCTTTAAGCGCGACAAAATGGGCGACAGATTTAGCGAAAGCGGCTAAAAACATCATCGACCCATCGGATGAGGCGTTAAGGAATAAGCTTTTAGTCGAGCGGCTTGCATTGGTTAATCAGTTGGCTGTTCAGGGTAGAAGGCAAGGTGAAAATGGGATTGTTCGCCAAATTAAAGAAATTGATAAGCAGCTTGATGTCTTTGATGCAAAAAGACAGGCGGATAATAAGAAATTAGCCAAAGGTGAAGCGGGGGGTGAAGCGGGGCGCTTACAAAAAGAGCTAGACGCTAAGAACAAGCTCCGCATAGCCAATAGCATTAAAGAAACCGTAATTCGCACGCGCACGCTTGAGCAATCAGGTGCGGCGGCTGCAAAGATACAAAAGCAACAGCTCGATGAAAGCCTGGCGAATGAGTTAATCAGCATAGAGCAGCACGGGCAACGTGTGACGGCTTTAAAGCTGGCGCAAAATCAGCGTGAAGTAGATAGCTTAAAAGAGCGGCGTAAGCAGTTAGATAATGAAGAAGCGACCCCGATTGTTAAGTTTAGGGCAGATGAAAATATCCTGCGCAAAGAAAATGAGCGCATAACCATTCTTAAGCAAGGTGAGCTTGATCTTGCTAATGCACGAAAAAAAGCAGCGGATGATCGAGCGAAACTATCGGAATCAGCCGCAAAACGTGAGCAAGACGCGCTAAAAACCCTTAATGCCGCGCAAATTTCCTTGTTGAAGTCAACGGGTGATTATGCAGAAGCCTCGCAAAAAGAAATTACCGCCCGTTATGCGACGATGTTAGCTAATTTAAAGGGTGAAAGTCGTACTGCGGGTCAAGAGATTGTTAATAGTCTTATTGATAATGAAGCAATAAAAATAGCGCTGTCTAAGATGGAAAAACAAGTCTCTGACGAACTTAATGAAATGAACCGGCGTGAGACGAGCATTGATGTCTCAGTAAACACAGGGGTATTGACTGATTATGACTCAAGGCAGAAAGTATTAGATATTCATAAAGACACAGCGGATGCCTTGGATGAAGTGCTGGAAAGGATGAAGGCGGTAGCGGCTATCTCTAACAATCCGAACTTAGGCAAAGGAATAAAAGATTTGCAATCTAAAATCGAGCAGCTAAGAGGGGAAAGTTCTTTGTTAGAAGTTCATACGCGTGATGTGCTGGGGGCTGCGTTTAGTGATGTTTTTGCAGGCATTGGTAAAGATATTAACAGCGCAGGGGATGCGTTTAAAGCATTTACCTTATCAGTCCTTGATTCGATTGCACAAATTGCAGCGAAGAGTGCATCTCAGGCTCTAACCAATGCAGCGGTGAGTGGTTTGGGTAAAATATTCTCATTCCATACTGGGGGGGGTAATTTAACCGGCAGAACTGGCAAGCCGATAGCCGTTAACCCTATGGTGTTTCATAACGCACCACGCTTTCATGGTGGCTTAAAGGCGGATGAATTTCCTGCGATCCTACAGACAGGGGAAGATGTTGTCTCGCGATCTGACCCTAGAAATAGCCGTAATGGGGGTGGGGGTGGTGAGGCAAGCCGCTTTAATATTACTGTGCCTGTGACCATTGAAGGCGGCGACAACGATCAGAAAAAAGTGCAGGGGATTAGTGCGCTGGTTAAAACAGCGATTACCCAAGCGCTCGTTAAAGAAAAACGCCCAGGGGGATTATTATCTTGAATATAAACTCAGAAAGCCGCCTTGATTTAGGCTATGACTTAGGTGCAATCAGTTCTATTCATGTGCGTGGTAATCGTATGCCCAGTTTATCGGCTGATACCGTACAAAATACCAGTGAATTTAACTTTAGGCGCTCTTGGTCCATTGGAACGCGTAATATTAGCTATGAAAAAATAAGCAAATTAGCGGCTTTTTACAGTGCAAGAAAAGGCACATTGCAGCGCTTTCGTTATAAAGATTGGTCAGACTTTTACGCCTTACAGGATGGAGTCGATCAGCAGGGTTATTTAGGGGTTGGCAACGGGGCTATTAACCAGTTTCAATTGATTAAGCGCTATCTTGATGTAGAGGTCACTGAGCGCACGATCACCAAGCCAATTGCTAATACTGTCGCTGTTTATTTTAATGGTAGCGTGCAATCGTCGGGCTGGTCGGTGGATGCAACAACAGGCCTCGTTACTTTTGCGGTTGCTCCGGCTAATGGCGTTGTTATCACTGCTGATTTTGAATTTGATGTGCGGGCTAAATTTACCAGTGAGAATTTTACCACTAAGTTTTTAGCCTATAAAAACAAAGCGGAAAGCATTCATAATTTACCCGCATTAACACTAAGGGAAGTGTAATGGCAGATTTACCTATACAGCCAGATTATTCCTCGCCTGCTACCTTTACCACCAATGTATTAAGCGCAGGGTTTGGTGATGGTTATACGCAGCGATCAGCCAATGGGCTTAATCCGTTAATAGAGTCGTGGGATTTATCGTATCAAGATTTAACCGATGACGAGGTGGGCGTTTTGCTGGCATTCTTTGCAGACTTAGGCGGCGTGGATAATTTCACATGGCAATCTAAATATGCCACTAGCCCTAAAAAGTACGTCTGTGGTCAATGGGATGCTGTGCCGATTGATGATGATAGCAATAGTTTTTCAGCGAGTATTGTTGAGGTATTTGAACCATGAGTTTAGACGCAGACATTCATAAGCTTTCACCTGGTGCGTTAATTGATTTATATGTGATCGACCTTAATAATATTGGGGTCGGTATCGTGCATTATTTTTACCCTGGTACAGATGCCAACTATGGCACGCTACGCTTTCAAGGCCAAGATTATACCCCATGGCCGATTGCGATTGATGGCTTAGAAAAGCGAGGATCAGGCGCAGAAGCACGGCCAAAAGTGAGTATTTCAAACTTTGGCGGGGTTATTTCAGCCGATCTACAGACGTATGATGATTTAGTGGGTGCGGTGGTAAAGCGTCGGCGTACTTTTGAGCAATACCTCAATACCGAAACCCACGATAGCAGTGCTTATGCCGAAGAGTCTTTCTTTATTGAGCAGAAGGTTAG